GAACCATCAGTACCGGAGCCGAAATATTTGTTCGGGCTGCAGGTGAGCCAGATGACTTGCTTGGGTTCCACAATGATGTCGGCGACTCGCGTGCTCCTGTACCGCCAATAAAACACACGACCGAGTCCATCAACATGAACCCTCGCAATGCCGTCGTCGGCGAAATTTGCCCATGCCACATAGTCGTACCCAAAGAAAAAATTGAGCAGCTTCCACATCGCTTATCCTTTCCCTTGGCCTTCGCGGATGGCGTCGGCGCACTGCTTTGCCACGCACCCACCGTCCGGTGCCTCCTCGCCGTCCCACGCGAGCGCGACCCTGTCGCACACTTGCGCGCAACGCTCCCGCTCGGCTGCTACACCGGCAGCGTGGCCGGCCTGGTAGCCTTCCCACGCCCAGCCACATGCCATGTCGGTGTAGCCATAGCCTTCTCGGACGACTTTAAATGTCGCTGCATCGGAAATTGATTTTTCAAACTGCGCCCGCAGCGCTTCGGTGTTTGCGGTCAGCGCATCCGTCAGACCGATGGTGTCGTCACTCATGTTTATTCCTTTGCTGGCTTGATGCCGCGCATGCGAGCATTCTTTAGAGCCTTGGCAAGCACATACGCTTGCTCCACGGTCATGTAGATTTCCCCTGCGCGAGGCTCGTTGACCTCAGCGCCACTCCTGTCGTCGTATACCGCCTGCCAAAAAATCTGGAGTCGGATATAGGATGTTGGCGTGGTTTGGGGATCAACTCTTGCAGTGTTGCCCCCAAGGTCGATAAACGATACTTTCATACTCGCCCTCATCACTTTTCTCCCTGGTGGACTGTTTTCATGTAGGGATCAACGTCCATTTCGTCCCCGATGATTCCTTCAAAAGAATCCAGCGCCTCATTCCACAGCGCCATATCGACCATGACGGCCAGGCCATCAGGGCCTTCAATCTCCTCTCCGCTGTGGAACATGGCGGCGATGGTGTTAAGCGCATCCTCCTGTGCTGCTGGCGCTTGCTCGTCAGCATCCGGGTCGAAACCGGACTGAGGCAACCCGTACCCCACGAACGACAGCAGGTGCTGGGCCATGCCGACCACGGCCTGTTCTTCAGACTCGGTCAGGTCGCCTTTGCCTGACAGCCAGTCGTAGCCAATGCTCAGGATTTTTTCCCCGTGAACGTGAACATCGACGTGCCACGTCTCTGGCATCGGAGGATTTTGTGGCGCTACAGCGGCAGGCGCTGGCGCTGATTTGGTTGGGTGGGGTGTGGTCATTTAATCAGCTCCGTGCGTTCATAAAAATTGCAGCCGTCCAAATCGGTGGGCGGCTTTGAGGGCGCCGTAGCGCGCGTCGAATTCGTCGTCGGTCATTCCGCCTCCAGCTCGCCGCGCATGGCGTCGGTAGCGCACCGGACAATGGCCTGGCAAAGCTGCTCGAACTGAGACTGGCTGTACAACTTTGCGGCCTTCTTCGTCGCCAGCGGCTCGATGCCGAATTCGGCCAGGCCGGCTGCGCTGATGCTGATCGGGTGCAGGCGCTCGTTGATGGCGCCGAGGGTAAGGGTAGGAGCTTCATCGGCCGCATCGCCAGTTGCCGCAGCGTTAGCAATGCCAGCGGCCACAGGCGCGGCAGCGGTCGGTGCAGGTGCAATGGGCTTTCCCGGCGCGGCCTCTTTTTCTCGTTCGATCGCTTCCAGTGCTCGCGTTACGGCTGGTTTGGCGGCTTCGGCCAGGATTCGCTCGCGCCGAGCCGCTGCTTCGCGCTCGGCCGCTTCCGCTTGAGCCTTCTGTTGCTCCTCGGCCCGAATGCGCGCCCGCTCGGCTTCGGCCTTGGCCTCGGCGGCGGCATGGGCCTTGCGTTCTTCCTCCTGGCGGATGCGCTCGCGTTCGGCCTCGATGCGAGCCGCCTCGGCATCCACCCGCTTTTGCATCAGCAGCTCCAGCGTCTCGGCGTCCTTGTAGGCCAGCTCCTGCCGATCGGCAAAAAGGTGGGCGTACTGCGGCACGCTGTCCAGCGTTTTCAGGTTGTTGATGATCCGGATGGCGATGGTGTTGGCCTCGGCCCTGCCGGCGATCAGCGCGGCGGTCAGCTTGTCGTCGATGCTGGACAGGCTGCTCAGGCCCTTGATGGCCGCGCCGAAATCCGGCATGGGCACATTCAGGAGAACGCCCTTGATGTCCAGCTGGCAGGCGGCGACATGCTTGTCAAACGCCTGGCGCGCCGCCACGACTTTCTCGGTGCGGCGCGCGTCCTTCTCGGCCTTGACCAGCTTCTCGGTGGCCAGCCGGGTGGATCGTGCCAGCTCTTTCAGGTCGGCCACGGTGCGGCGCATTACTTCCACGTCGCTGATCTGCGCCAGTGCGCCGTCCTCGGCCTGGGCGAGCGCGTCCTCGGCTTTGCGCAGCGCCTTGCACGCGGCCTCAGCATCTGCGAACTGCTGATCGGTGGCGGGATTGACCGGGATGCGCGCAATGAAATCGCGCATGGCCTGGCCGAAGGCGGGCAGGTTGCCGGCGACCGTGAGGGCGCCTTGCACCTGCACCACCACGGCGGGCAGGCTTTCCATTGGCGCGGCCACCACGGGCGCGGCGGGCTCGGTTGGGACGTAGGCGGCCACGTCCTTTTCGAACTGTTCCCAGCCGGCAACCAGGCGGGCGCGCATGGCTGGGTCGGGGGTGTACCAGCAGTGGCGCCCTTCGCTGATTTCGTCGCCGTCCAAACTTGCCGCCGTGAACAGGATGCGCTCGCAGCCCGAAACCATGGCCTGCTGCTCAAGCTGCGCACGATAGTGCTCGGGCAACTGGTGGCCGCTTTCCGGGATGCCGTCAAGTCGATTCGGGATGGCGTCGCGCAGCGCGGCGTTGAGTGTTTTGCACTCCCATGCTGTGTCGCCCTCGAATGTCAGGCCGTCGAAGCTGGCGCTGTACTTGCCATCGGCCAGCACCAGCGGGGCCAGCTCTTCGCCGATGATTTGTTCGGCCAGTGGGCGGGCAAGCGCCTCGATGCGGTGCCCGTCGGCAAAGCGGCGGGCCGTGGCCTGGTCAATTTCAGCGTCAACGATTCCGGTGGCCGTCTCGTGCAGCAGTGCGGAGCGGGTTTTGTATGGGCTGCAGCCCAGCATGGCTGGGGCGTCGCTGGCGTTGAAATGCTCGCGCCGGTGCTGGTGCCAGGCGGCACTGCCTTGTTCGTGGTTGATGACTTGTCGCATGGGGTTCCTTTCAGGCGAAACTGGCCTGGGTGTCTTCGTAAATGGCGGTGAGTTCCTGCCGGTGCTGCGGGTTCTCGACCGCGCCGATCAGGGTTGCGACCTCGTCCAGCTCGTCCAGGTTGGCGGCGTTTTGCAGGCGCCCGGCCAGGCCGGCATAGGTGACGGCGGGCGCGGCATCGTTCTTGGGCTGCACGTCCTGGACTTCATCGGCGGGCGGCACGGCCTTGACGGACAGCAGCCGGGCTTTCTGCTCTTCGGTGAAGGGCTCGCCCCGGGTAGCGGCGAAGTCGATGTAGTCCTTGGCGCTCTTGCGGCCCTGCTGGATGGTTTCAGCCCACTTTGGCAGGTTGTGGTCGAACTTGGTGGCGTCGTAGAACTTGGTCGGGGCGGCTGGCGGAGCCACCACTTCAGCCGGCCCCATGTGCTTGACCGGCTGGGCCTCGACGATGCGCTCGGCCTCGTCCTGGTCGTAGATGCCGCCATAGCCGAAGGCCAGGCGAGCGCACTGGATCATGGACTTGTGACGCAGGAAACGCTTGGTGTGCGTCTGCCAGGGGCCGGTCACCTCGCCGTACTTGCCCTTGAAGGGCGCGCGGTACACCTCGTCCAGGTATTCGCGCACCACAATGGGCCGGCTGCGGTCCTTGCGGTAGATGTGGCACTCGATCCACTCGGGCGCTGGCTTGCCACCGGGCATCGTCACAAGCTTGTCGGCGTGGTGAAACTCGATGCCGTCGAACTGAGGATGCGAGTTGATGATGCGGCTCCAGCCGTCCACCCCGACAACAGGCACGATGCCGTTGTTCTTGTCGGGGAAGGCGTAGATTTCCTTCGTCCAGGGGTTGAGGCCGTACTGATTGGCCACCACCAGCAGCGCGGTCATTTGCGCGTCGGTCACTTCGCCCTTGAAGGCGGTGGCCTTGAGGGTTTCAATCAGCCCTTCGCCGTCGCCCATGTCGAGCTTGGTGGCGAGGGTTTGTGTGAGGGTGGTGAGGGCGTTGGTCATGGTGGTTTCCTTTGGGTTATTTGCGCCCACTGGCCGCCAGCAGTGCCAGCGCCTGGGCTTGATGGATTTCGGCGCGCGCCTGCTGCGGGGCTTCTTGCAAATCGGCAGCGGTGTCCTGCGCGGCTTCGGTTTCGCTGGGGCCGGGCATGAAAACCACGCTCAGCACAAACGCCAGCACGCACAGGATCAAGGTGAGCCAGACGGCCCAGTGGTCACGGCTCATGGCTTGCGCTCCTTCGGCACCGGCCAGCCGGCGCGGCGCATCCGCTCGTGCTGGCGCTGGCGAAAGGCTTCCAGCCCGCCA